CATGCAATTATCACAAAACATCATTTCTTTTTCACTATTCACTACAATAAATCCTCGTCAAATGTTGTACCGTCTATTGCTCTTTGACTTTTGACCATAATCGTATCAAAGGCCTCTGGAAAACCTGTCACTTTCCCATTGAATAATAGATATGGTGGTTTCGCCTCTACAGAGGCCTTGTCTACATCTATTCCTACTATGTATGTTCTACATGTTTGATATTCTCTATCAACCATTTTCATCAGATGTTCATATCTCTGACAAATTAGTTTGGTTTCTCCTACTTGGTCGACCAAAGGTGGAAGATATAATAAATATTCGTTCATTAGTCTTTCCAAACATTCCCATGTTTTACAAATTCTGCAAGTTGGTCATAACCACCAATGTAAGTCCAAGTATTTTCTGTTTCTCTGACTCTGATTTGTGGAAAGGTTCTTGCAGTTGGAAAAGATTCAAAGAGTTCTTCTCTTGTAAAATCTGTTCCTAATGATTTGTATGTAAATTCATATCCTCTTTGTTCACATAAGGATACGGCTCTGTCACAAAATGGACATTGTGGTTTTCCAAATATTTCAATCATAATAAGTATTCACTCCTTTCTTTCTTTGCAGTATATATTGTTCCTGTCTTACTACCATAATAAGGGTCTTTCTTTACACCTTTAGTACCTTCATCAAAGAAGAAAAAGGTTATTAGTGACACTAATGCCAACCAAAGTATTGCTATTAATACAACTGCGTCTATCATAATTTAAAGTCCTCAAATGTTGAATCATCAACATCTTGTTTTATGCCACCGATAAGATAAGATTCAATCTCAGTCTCTTGTGGTGCATTCTGTAATCCTCTACTATTAAACCAATGTTGTGTCCATGGTAAAGGATTGTTCGTTGAAGAGATATCGTATATAGGATTTAATCCTATTGCACGAAGTCTTTTGTTTGCAATGAATTCTACATATTGACCTAGTAAAGGTACGGATAATCCTATCATAGAACCATCTTTGAATAGAAACTCTGCCCATTCCTTCTCTTGTTGTACTGCATCTTCATATAGTTTGTATACTTCTGGTTCACATTCTTTCATTACTTTGTTCATCATACTATCATTCTCTGATTTCTGATATGCTTTAAGCATGTGTTGTGATATTGCAAGATGTTGTGCCTCGTCTCTTGCAATAAGGGAGATAATCTTTGCACTGCCTTCCATTAGTTTGAGTTCACCAAATCCGAATGAACATGCGAATGATACAAAGAATCTGATACCTTCTAATATGTTTACTGATATAAGTGCCAGATATAATGCCCTATAAAGGTCATAATCCTCAACTTTGAGTCCTAGTAATCTTCTTCGACCTAACTGGATAAATTCATCGTATTTCTCCGTGACCATTTCTGCTCTCTTAACGATTGCTTCTTCATTTAGAATTGTATCGAAGACATCACTAGGGTCTGCATAAATGTTCTTAATGATATGTGTGTATGAACGACTATGAATAGTCTCCATGAAGTCCCATGTAATAATACAAGACTCTAGTTCAGGCAAGGTCACGAATGGTAAGAATGCTATGCTTGGTGCCCTACCTTGAACTGAGTCGAGTAAAGTTTGATATCTTAGATTAGATGTAAAGATATGTTTTTGTGCAGGTGTAAGTGTCTGATAATCACTTCTATCTTTCTGTAAAGACACTTCTTCTGGTCTCCAGAAGAAACTAAGTTGTCTTTGTGTTAGTTTATCAAATATAGGGTACTTGAACTCATCAAATCTTTGTGTGTTCAATTCTTCACCAAAGAACATCTTGTTCTTAGTAAAGTCTACATTGTTTTTATTAAATACCGTCATTAAATTAAATCCTCTTCCACCTTTCCTGTCAAATATGAATAGTTATTCACATATAGATGTTTGTCTGGTTGATTATCCCATATTTTAGAACACCAGTTATCAAGACTATGTTCACCTTGTATTGGTTCATCAGACCATCTACTCTCTCTTCCATCCCATTCAGTCACAAGGTTTCTAGTGTGTGGGTTAGTACCTGGTTTATTGTATGAATAACCTTCTAAATGTGTCAATTTACTTCTCATGTTAACAAAATGTAAAAACATATGATAACTGTAATCACCACATAGAGTGTTTCTCCAATGTGGTATATTAGGTCCTTGATATAGTAAGACATCACCTACTTCAAGGTCTACTGAAATACCTTCATGTATATCTTGTGTGACTGTTTTAATCCAGTGTTGCCCTTGTTCATCATTATGGTTTGCATAATTATGTTTGTTATTTACCCATATCTTCCAAGGTGTATTATCATCTGTTTTATATTTTAAAGGAAATGTACAACTAATTTCACATGATGGTCTATCTGTATGTGCTGATAATGATGCACCTCTGATATATTTTCTAGTGAATGAATAGGTCTCTTGTAGTTTTATATCTAAGATAGGATTAAGTGCATTCTTCATCCAACGATGTAGACCTACTGCAGGTGGAAAATTGTATGCACCATGAGATTTGTTTCTCTGTTCTTTTGGTGTAGAATGTGTTAACTCATCTTCTTTCATGAAGTGTGCATTGTATTGTCTTTCATCATTCTCAATGCATTCCCACGAATCATTGACCATGTCTATGATTTCTTTTGGTATGAAATTCTTTAGAACAACATATCTGTTGTTAACAAAATCTAAAGTTGTCTGACTTGTTTTACCTGACCATTTAATAGTCTCAACATCATTACGATTGTCTTTTATCGGTACATCAAAGTCGTATAATCTATCCTTTTTAGATTGCACATGCATCGCAGTCTTCCTCGTCTGTATTTGGGGAAGATATCATTGGTGGGACATAATCATTCATTGCTGAGTTTTCATCTTTCACCACATCTTCTGTTTTACCATCCATAGTATTCTGATAGTAAGATGTCTTCCATCCGTATTTGTATGTATTTAGTAAGTCTTTTGCCATTACTGATATAGGAACTTCACCATTTTCGTAGTTCTCTGGATTGTATGACCAATTACCACTGATTGCCTGGTCAAAGAATTTCTGCATCACTGCAACTACTTTGATATAACCCTCATTTGAAGGCATATCCCATAATAGAGTATAGAAGTTCTTTAACATTTGATATTGTGGTACAACCTGTTTCAATGTACCTTTCTTACTCTTCTTAACTGACAAGTGGTCTCTAGGTGGTTCAATACCATTTGTTGCATTTGATACAACACTAGATGATTCACTAGGCATTTGTGCAGTAAGTGTCGAGTGTCTAAGACCATGAACATTAATTCTTGTTCTTAGTTTTTCCCAATCACACTTATATTTAAATTTACCTAGAGTATCTACATCAGATTTATAATGGTCAATAGGTAGTTTTCCCGCTGCATATTTTGTTGAAGAGAATTCAGAACAAGCACCTTTATCTGATGCAAGTTGATTACTTGAACACAATAGATGATATTGAAAACTCTCTGTTAGTTCATGTACTAATTCTAATGATTCAGGAGAACCATATTCGACCTTGTTCTTTGCAAGAAAATGAGCCAGACCGATATAACCAATACCAAGACTTCTTCTTGCCTTAGTTGATTTCTCGGCTGCCCTCACAGGATACTCTTGGTAATCTATTAGTTCTTCAAGTCCTCTCACTGCTAAATCACACAAGTTGCTCATTTCTTCCAATTTTATTATACCAACATTGATTGCACTAAGAATACAAAGTGCAATCTCACCTTTACCATCGATGTGTTGAATAGGGTCTGTAGGCAATGTAATTTCTTGGCATAGATTACTCATGTTAATCTTGTCTTGAAAACTACTATGACTATTGCAGTGGTCTATATTCATAATATAGATTCTGCCTGTCTCAGCTCTCTCTTTTAATAAATCTGTAAATAAGTCTCTTGCACTTACTTTTGTTTTTGGTATAGATGTTGCTCTCTCATATCTTTCATATAGTTCATCAAACTCAGGTGTACCGAATGCTTCATATAAGCCAGGCACTTCATGTGGAGAGAACAATGATATCTCTGAATTAGACAAGAATCTCTTATAAAATAACTCTGACAACTGTATACTATAATCTAGTTTTCTTACTCTGTTGTCTTCAGTACCTTTGTTGTTCTTTAATACTAGAATATCTTCTATTTCTTGGTGCCAGATTGGGAAATGGACTGTTGCACTACCTCCTCGAACACCGTTTTGTGTGCAACTTCTAACTGTTGCCTCAAACTTTTTAAGGAAAGGGATAACTCCTGTATGTTGTACTTCACCACCTCTAATCTTCGAACCAAGGCCTCTAATTCTTCCTGCGTTAATTCCGATTCCTGCCCTTTGAGCAACATAGCGTCCAATGGCCATATCACTAGAGAATAGAGAGTCGAGTGTGTCGTCTGAGTCGACAAGAACACATGATGCAAATTGTCTAAGTGGTGTTCTAACTCCTGCCATAATAGGAGTCGGTATTGATATTTTGAATGTTGAGATTGCATCGTAATATCTTTTGACATATTCTAACCTTTTATCATCATCATAGTTTTGAAATAGAGTCATTGCAATTAACATATACATGAATTGAGGTGTCTCATAGACTAGATTAACTGACCTATCTTGCACAAGATACTTGTCAACAACCTGTTGCAGTCCTGCATATGTAAAATCAAAGTCTCTGTTATGTTTGATGTAAGAGTTTATTTTGTCAAACTCTTCATCACTATATCGATTTAAGATTTCCTTATCGTAAACCCCATAATCAATATTTCTATCCACTATCTCTTTGAGAGGTGGATATATCTCTGAATCTTTCCACTTTGTATTGAATACTTGTTTCTGAATACCAAATAATAGTAGTCTCGATGCTACAAATTGGTAATTTGGTGAGTCAAGTGAAATCAAATCACTTGCACTCTTTACTAATATTTTTTGAATTTCTTGTGTTGTGATACCGTCATAAAACTGAAGTCCACTATTCATTTCTACTGAGGACTCTGCTACACCTGTAAGGTCTTTACATGCCTTATGTACCATTCTATGTATTTTATCTAAGTCTATCTCAACTTTTGTACCATCTGACTTAACTACTTTAATTTCTGATGAATTCACTTCTTCTTATACTCCTTAAATTTCAATTTTGCTGAGAGACCATTATATGTATTAGAAGTAATTATATCAGTGATATCTTGTGGTGTCAATCCACTTTGTATCATATCATTCACATCTTTCAATCCAGATACTCTTTTATCCGACCAGAGACATACAGACCAACCTAAATCAATAACTTCGTCAATCTTTTTTAATATCTCTGTATTTCTTGGTTCATTGTCATAAATGAGTATCGCCTGTTCTTTTATACTATCATCTATCTTTTTGAAATCACTACCTGCAACTGCTATAGAGTTGGGTAGGAATAGACTGTCTATCGGTCCCTCAGTGACATAGATAGTCTTTGATTTGTCCACATTATTATAGTTGAAGATGAGTGGAACATCATCTTGGAATCTCATAGTTAAATAACGAAGAGGTGAATCATTGATTGCACGACCTGTTATCCCTAATAACTCCCCATTCTCACTTATGAATGGCAGAACGACTCTTGGGTCATTTCCAAGAACTCTCTCTCTATACTTACTATGTAGGTGAGATAGAACTTGTGCGTTGTCTACAAACCAGAGTTTCTTAATTACTTCATCTGGTATGTTTCTTGCCTGTAAATACTCTCTGCTTATAATTCTATCGTATGCACCGTGACATACTGCTTTGAGATTTTCTACAGACATTGACTCGACATTTTTATTTAGTAAATCTGGATTGGGAGTGAACTTGAATGCATTCGATGAAGGCATTTTTTGTTGTCTTTTCGGACCTTTTCCACTTTCTTTTAACCATTCTTTAATATACTCTTTGTGTATCACAGGAAAATTATCTTTCAAAAAGTTCACTGATGAGGTGGACTTGCCACAATTGTGACATTTGAAGATAAAACTTTGCTCTACCGCAAAATGATATCCTCGTGCTTTATGTTGATTTTTTGATGAGTCACCACAATACGGACATCGGTGATTCAATGTATTATCATTCTTCCATTTGGCCAAGTCAAGATTTGACACGACCATTGAAAGGTATTTCCTTTCTAACCATAGCATAACTACTATTATACTATGATTAGTTGGGAATTACAAGGGGTTTTACGCGTCTATTAGTGCTTGAACTTCTGCGATTTGAGCTGTGTTTGTGGTCACTGAAGCGTCGTATGCAACCTTTTCTGGTGCATCTGATGCCATAGAATCGTAACCTGTAGGTTTAACAGGTGCTCCTGCTCCCTCAAACCATGCTTTTCTATCCGCTAACGCATCCAATCCTGGAATTGTAGGGGTATCATATCCTTCTGGTGCTGCCATGTTGTTCTCCTAAGTTAAATTTAACGCTTTTATTTAGGTTTTTTCATGTTTAGAATCTTATCTTTTGGCACTTGTAAGACATATCTATTCTCTACAGTCTTTGGTTTAATTGTACCTGTCTTAGGATGTGATATAAGACCAATTGATGTGATTAAGAGTAGAATGGCCAAAGGGTCAAACACAAATATAATAGCAAATATAACCCATCGTATTGCGTTATCGAGATAATCTCTGGCAGTTTCCTGACCGTATATGACTTCAGCGACATATTTAATAGGTCCAACTTCTCTCTCAAAATTTAGTATCTCCTGTTCAAATGGGAATCTTTCTTCTTTATATACACCTATGGTATCATATAGACTATCTATCTGCAACTGGTATTCTGTAGTTTTTTGAATGATATCGTCTGCATCTCCTGTAGATGCCTCTTGTAATCTCTTAATCTCTGCATTGGCACTATTGATTGTCTCTTGTGCCTGTAGTCTGTATTTGTCTATGTTATCTTGTTGACTAGATATATCATCTCTTATCTGTTCTCTTTGTTCTGATTGTTGTTGAAATAGTGTATTTGCCTGTTGAACATAGTCGATTGTCTGTTTCTCATCACCTTGGAAGAGACCTCCTTCATCGGTGGTGATGACTTCAACACCTTTATTTCTTAGTTCATTGACTGCTTCATCTAAAGAAGTCAACTGATTTCTAAGACTATCTATCTGACCTTGTGCATAGTCTATATCCCCTTGTACTCTATCCCATGCACCATCACGGATGACCTCTTGTTGTTTAATTGATTCCGACACATCTATCTTGGAAGTTCCAAGGGAATTCATTCTATCCTCTATTAGGGAAATATTGTTTTCGGTTCGGCCAATTTGGTCATCTATTTTCTGAAGTTCTGATTGTGCAACTGATGTTTTATATGATGTATCTGAAGATGCCTTTGCAAGGTAACCAAATATACCAAGTGATGTGATTAACATTAAGATGACTACTGAGAATGTGAGATAGTATTTCATGTAGTTGAGTCTATCCCAATATAGATGTAGATAGGCAGCAGTGACTATTTTACCAAATTCTAAAGCACCTGCCATAACAATGACACCTAAGAAAGCACCTGCAAATATAGTTGCAAGACCAATCACGGAGAAATACGCAGCTATGCCTGCGATTGACATAGAGGTAAATAGGGCGAGGTAATTCAAAAATTTATTCATAATTTACTTGGAGTATTTCTTAATGAGGTCAAACAGTTTTGATGGTTCATACTTGTTTTTCTTCCTCACTACAGGCACATCTGTTGATACTGCTGAACCTGTTGCATTTATAGGTGCGTCCTCTTCAAGTTTTGTGTATTTAAAATACTTCATAACTTGGTCTGCAATTTGATATGCACACATTTTATCAGAAGGATAATGAACTCCTGCATCAACTCTTCCTTGTGCAGATTTCTCTGCATTTAAATGTAAATTTGTTTTGTGTTCTGGATAGATTGAACTATAATAATGTGCAACTACCTTTGCCTGTAGGGCATGATTAGACGGATATGCAGGTGAGTCTGTTGTCTCAGTCTTCATATAGTCATATTTGATGCCTAGTTTCTCTGCAACTTGTCTTGGTCTAGGTCTTTGAAATTCAGCCTTATAGTATCTACCAATGTGTTTAGATGCATCTATAATCTTTTCTATATCATCTAGTTCCCACGACAGGTCATTATTAGACATATACTCTTTGATATAATATGATGTATCGTGGTCTGTATTGATGTATACTTTTTTCTGTTCGTCTGATAAGTTCTGCATGTTTTTTACCATGCCCTCTATCTCTCTTTTTGTTTGTGTTGATGAGTTTGAAGGTGGTGGTGTGACATCAATGTCTTCCATCCAACCATCTCTGAATAGTTTCTTTGCTTCTTTTGGTTTAAACTTCTTAGTTATTTCACCATATTGAAGATTGTCTATTTCTAATACTTCTTTAATATACATCGTCTTGTGTTACCAATACTCTATGTTCATCGATATAACCAATATAACATGTTATACCATATATCAAACTATGTTCTTGTAAGATATGAACAGGTGTCTTTTCAGGATATATGATAAACTCTCCTTGTTCGTCAAAGTTTTGTTTGAGTTGTCTTTTTAGATTGTATGTTTCTCCTAAATCCAGAGTTCCTACTTTATGTGCCTCTGATAACATCTCTGCTTCAAGTACATTTTCGTCTTTCAGGTGTCTATAGAACTTTTCACATAGTTCTTCCATCTGTTCTGCATTTAGATTTTGTTGTTCTTTTAGAAGTGCAAGTGCAATTGCGTAAGAGGCAAATGCAGTCTTACCGAATGGTACTTTTTGTATGATTCTTTTTATATTGAATACAAGTCTAGTCAACATATCCAATGCATCTTTTTCTGCGGCAGTGTTTAACCCTTTAGACTTGATACGATTACCATTCTTGTCGATAAGTCCTAGTTTAAATGCGTCAAAGTCTTTCCACTTTGTCACAAGCATTTTTAGAACCTTGAATACTACTAGTGTGTTTATTATACCCATACTTCTATTTATATAATCTGGAGCTACTGGTCAGAATCGAACTGACTACCTGCTGATTACAAATCAGCTGCTCTACCGAATGAGCTACAGTAGCTTATAATTCCCTTAATCTTTCTGCAAGTTCTAAATCAATGTTTATCTCAGTATTCCACTGTTCATCGATATATCCTAGATATAATAACATTGTTTTGACACTTGGCCAATATGAGTCTTCTTTGATTTTGAACTTTAACATTCTCATGCATGGTTCAAAACCAAATACATTGAATAGTGTTATAAGGTGGTTTAACATGAGTCGTTCTCTCATTTCACCATTCTCGTGATAACGATGTAGTAATCGTTTTAGATATCTAAATCTTCGTAAGTCTTCTTCGAAATCCTCAATGTCGGTGCATTGAGGGTCATCGTAGTTTTGCAGTGCGAATGCACTGAAGTTCTTTGCTGTTAATTTGTCAAATAGACCCATAATATAATAAATTTTGTGTTTACACTAGTATATAGTGTAGAGAAAGAAATTACTCTGAGGTCAGTCCTTTTTTGTGTTTCTTTGCAAGTTTGGTGACAAGTTTTAACATACTTTTATAGTCATTTGCAGTATCACCCTCGATGTAGTCACCATCTTGTGAGTCTTCGACTGACACTTTGTATGGCAATTCACCATCTTCGTCTCTTGAACCAACGAATATATCATATTTGCCTTGACCACCAAAATCTATTGCACCAGTATGATAATCAGAATCACCCATTCTCATATCAGCATTCTTACCAATTGCTCTTGATACGACCTTCTGAACTTCTTTCATCTCTTTATCTTTGAGAATGATTACAGCCTTTTCTGATAGAAGAGTTCTTCTAATACCTTCTAGTAATTTTCTTGTTGTCATTTAGATACTACCGTATACTTTGTATGAACCTGTTTCTAACATTTCATATTTGACTTTAAGAGAAACAATCTTCTCTTCTTTTTCCATTTCGTCATATGGTGTATCTACTGATTTACCAATGATTTCACCATAACGAGAGAAGTTTAAATCGAATTCACCTGACTCAGAAAACTCCATATCTTCGTTTGAAACTGGATTCAAACCGATTTGTGAAAGTTTTGATTTCATTTGTTCAACGGCTGCCTGTGGATTCATGTATTCTGACACTGCAACATGACCTAAGACTGCGTTTACTCTCGCAACAACATCTGCATCATCTAATTCATAAGGTGCTTGACCGTTTTCAAGTCCTGAATCTTCGAATAAAAAGTTTTTAAATGTTTTCATAATTTTTCCTATTGTGCATCGTAGTAGTTTTTATTCAACTCACCACGAACTATTGTTTCACCAATTTTTCTACACTTAATGTAGACTCTTTCAGTATTACCACCAATTGATGTAAATGTTCTAATACCGTCTGCAATTGTACCATTCGAATCGGAGTATGTATCTGCATCTGATTTAGTTGCAGTATTTTCATACTCCCATATGTTATTCGAACCTGCTACTGCTACCCAAGCCATCTATCTTAACTATCTGATAATACTGTATCGTCATCAACATTACCAGTGTTAGCATCTGAATCATGGTCAAAGTCAGCAACATCAGCACCCATTGAACCTGAAGACATTGCAACCAATGTTTCAAATTGAGTTCTTGACCCTACTGTTTTTCTTAATACCCATCCTTCTGAGTTAACACCAGCAGTCGCTCCGACTTCAGCTGTATCAGCACCATAACATTCTGCTTTATCAGCAGTGTTAAGATATTTTGGTTTAGACGCTTCGTTGTCTAATAATCCCCATAATGCCATTTTGTTCTCCAGTTTTTAAATTCTATTACGATGCAACTTTTAGTATAGCATCATATGTTTTCTTAAATGATTTAGCATCTTTTGCTAATAATCTAATGTATTTATCCCTTATTGGTGCTTTAACCTTCATTAAAGTGTCATGAACTAAGGCAGCTTCTTTACCTTTCACCTTAGTTTTCTTATTATCCTTTGTCTGAATATCACCATCTCTCTTAGTATCAGTAAATTTCTTTAACTGAACGAAGATGTTATTGTCTGCCCAAGCAGCTGAACCACTGGACTTATCATTCCATGCATCGAGAGCCCTTTGCATGACTTCATCTTCTGAAGCTTCTGAGTATTTCCCACCTGCCATTTTAGATATTTTATCTAACTTTGCTTCAAGGTCTTTCTCATTCTTTGCTTGTGCAACTGCACGAGCAATCTTCTTATTTCCTGCATCAGACATCATTGAGAAATCTGATTGCCTTTCCATAACCTTTCTAACTTCTATAGACTTTTCTTTAACATAACCAAGTTTTCTAATCTTCTCTTTGAAGACTTTGTATCTTGCATCTGTTGTTAGAACTGTTTCTATGTCTGCTTTAGTTGGTTTCATCAGTCTTCTAGGTCTACCTTACCGTCCCATTTGCCTTGTTCGATTTGTCGTATCATGTCATAACATGCACTTTCGACTTCTTGTAGACCTTTAAATATTTTACTAGGTCCGTCTGCACGATTGTTATATTGAAACTTCTCGTGGTCTTTGTTAAGTTTTTCGACAGTCTTTAAAATCTTTTTATAACCATTGATTTCTTGTTTTCTGTCAAACTCTGAACCCTTTTTCTCAGCAGGACTTTTACCATGAAAGTTTATTCTTTCAATGATTTCTTCTTTGCCATCATTGTGTTCTTTAATTACTTGTACTAAACTTTTATATGACATATTACTTCTCGTCAAAGTGTGAAATTGTTGAAGGGTCACCGAATGATGATTTACCTCTTGCAACTGCATCAAAGTCTCTGAGTTTCTTCTTAGTTCCACTCATAACGATTACTGTATCGTCTCTACCTTTGTCCATAGTAATCTTTAAACCCATCATTTTTGCAGAACGAGTAAATTTCTGTTCTTCAGGTTTTTGCATCTTCTTAACTCTGTAAGTAATCATTGCTTCATTGATTGATTCTGAAATACCGAGTTTCTTCATCTCTTTTTCAATCTCTTTATTGATTGATTTAAGAGCATTTAAAGAAGGACTCTTAACACCTGACTTATTTTGTGCTTTATCAATTGCTTGCATCTCTCTTGCTTTCTTTAAAAGTAAGTCTGAGTATTTTGCATACTTGCCTTCTTCGATAGAGGCATCTTGCCACATTTGTCTGTAAGAATCCATAACATTTTTGTATGCACCTTTACTTCTCTTTTCTTTTCTATCGATTGCTATTGCAGCCTGTTGTGCAACTGATACTGCTTCAGTTGTAAGAACTTTTGGTTTTAACATCTTCAAAATTTCTTTGTGTTGTTTAGTCATGTCTTTTTTACCAGCATCGATTGCTAGTTCATAATGACTTAATCCGTCATCGTTGATGTCTAGTTTGATTAACTGTTGTCTTTTAAAGTAGTCTAATGCTTTCTGAGCATCTCTTTTGTTTCTGAATTTGTATTCTGCATACTCTACTTTTTCTTCTATGTTATCACCTTGTTTAAGAAGTTTTGCAGCTTTAATTCTGTCGTGGTAGAAAAACTCATGGTCTTTCTTAGTCTTGTCATCTCTTACAGTGTAAGACTGTCTTGACATCTTAGTGATTTTACCCATGTACTTTGCACCATCTTTTTGATAGTAATCTACTTCTGTACCAACTTTAATTGACTTAGGTGTTTCTGCACCCATGCCATGTTTGGCAAGTTTTCTATAGTTTTCTTGAATCGGTGCATTGAATGTTTCTTCTGCAAGTTTATCCCAACCACCACCGTGGTCTTCTGCAGTTTTTAGTTTACTTAATGCAACATATAAAGGTTGTAAGTCTACACCTCTGTCATAGTCATCTGTTTTACTATAAGTTTTGTCAATCATAAGACCGACTTTGTATGCACTTGAACCCTCTTCAGGTGTTGAGTAAACTGGTTTCTGTTTGATTTTGTTTGATTTGCAATATGCATCAATCATCTTCGTTGCTTTTTCAAAGTCTTTCTTGTTTTCTTCTGAAGTGATTCTGTCTCCTTTACCACCTCTGAACTGAATGTAGAAATCTACACATCTAGGATATTGTTTGTCATTGTAAGGAGAGAATTTCTCAGAAACATCTTCTTTGATTTTACCTTTAACTATATCTTCTAAGTCACGAGATAACCAATCAAAAAAATCGTCTGGGTCATCTGTTTTAACTTCACCATTATCCATTGCCCATTGCATTAAATCTTCTTCTGCTTTTCTACCTGCTGATGACATGAAAGACAAGTCACCAGATTTATATGCTTTGTTAAGTTCTCTCTTATGTTTACGCATGATGTCTTTCATCTTCATGCCTTCTGATACAACTGATTCGTTTGCATATCTTAATGCATTCTGAACTTCTTTTGATTTGAGTATTTTATCACCAAAGAACTTTTTAATTTCTTTAGATGCAATATCCATAGCACCAGACATGTCAAGTGCAACTTCTACTGCTCTTTTGACTTTTGCATCTGATACTTTGTTTTTTCTGAAGTAGTTTGCAACTTCTTGACCAGTAAGTTTCATCTTACCGTAAGGACCTAATGGATTTACTTTACCGTCTTTGTCTAATACTTTCTTTGCTTCGTGAAATAGATTCATTCTACTCTCCAAATATTGCGTATGACAAGATAACATCTTGCATAATGATTTCTGCCATTTCTTCTCTAAATGCAGTATCGCCATCAAACTTAAAGTTAGAATGTTGTTTGTTTGTCATAACGATATTTTCTTCGTAACCCATGACTTCTAACTTTTGTAATTGTTTTATTACTGTATCACCGTATTTTTTAGAATCTTTGAAACCTGCTTTGACTTCATCTTTGATGAGGTCTTTTAATTCTTTTACTATTTTATTGAGTTTAGGTGACTTATAGATGAAAGCTTTTTCGTTACCGTGTTTATCTATAAGAGAATCTACTTCTTTGTAATAATCCCTTGATGATTCTGAAACTACTTCTTCTTTTTGAAGTTTGGCAATCTGGTCTTTCATCTTTTTGAACTCAGGACCACCATGTTTCACATCCATTAACTTGTTATATAAGTCAATGATTTGTTCTTGCTTCTTAGGATTTATTTTCTCAACTGCAAGTCTTAGATTTTTTTTTTCAGCGTTATCGCCAAGTTTTATAAATTTCTTTGAAGGTTTTGCTTCGTCTATCTCGTTAGAGTTTTTTAAATCTTTTAGATTTCCACGATATTTGATTTTATCTTCGTTTTTACCTGTGTAGTTTTTGTCTACATAGTCAAAGAATTTCTTCTTCTCTTCGTCTGATTTGAATTCAGCAGGTGAGGTGACACCAAACTTTTTAAGTGCTGACTTAAAAAAGTCTTGATATTCTTTTGAACCTTCTAAAACTGATTTAGATGCTTCTAATAGGTCATCTGATAAACCTAGTGTTGTAAATTTCATTGTTCTAATTCCCCTTTATCGAAATAATTGAATAATTTTTCTTTGCCTTCTTCATCTAGTCTAAGGGACTTAGATAAACGACCTAACATGTTCTTTTCGGTGAGTTTTGTTATTGTTCTTTCAACTGAAAGTTTTTCTTCTATAACTTCTTCAGGTAAAGGTTTTACACCTGCTTTTTTAAACATTTTTTCTAGTTCTTTTTGACTAGCCATGTTTTTGTTCTTGTTGTCTGCACCC